AAGATCTCTAAGATTGTAAGTGAATTAGCTTACAGCCTTGATCTTGACCCTGATGAGATCCTTAACGATCCAGAAGAAGCGGCAATGATGGCACAAATTATAGGAGCGCAAAATGTTGGACAAGCAAATGGCGGCGAAGCTGTCGGCCCTGACGAACAACAGGGAGCTATGGGAGGCCCTCAAGGAGCATCTCAACAACCTCCGAACCTTGGAGCTACAGGCACTGGCGGTGGCAACATCGGAACTGGAACTGTACCGCAAGCAGGGGAGAGTGAGTTCTCTGGCTAATTTGCTACAACTGAAAGAACAAATACAAGAAGCCAAACAAAGAATTGAGGATTAAGAAATGCAAGAATCTATGGATGACAAACGCTACAGAATGCAACAAGAAAAAAGACAAGGCAAGATGTATGGCGGTAGAGCAATGTATGCTGATGGTAAGGTAGTTAGAGTTGAAAACACTACAATTCAAGAGCTTGAAGAAGATCCTGAACAATTTATGTCGTCTAAAGATGCTGAAGAACATCAAGAAAGGCTAGACCAAGAAGAAATGGATCGGAAGTTAGAAGAAGCTAACAGAAGATTTAAAGAAAATCAAACACAAGGGTTTATGTCTGGTGGCTCTATATTAAGTTCTCCTGAACGTGAAGAGTATGCGGGGGGCGGCATAATAAAATTAATTGTAGAGGCTGTAAAGAAAAGCAAGAGTGTTAAAAAAGGAAAACCACCTAAAAGAGCAGAAATACAAACAGCTATTAATGATGTCAAAGATAATAATTTTGATAAACTTAACCAAATTTTAAAAAACAATAAGTCTGAACAGCGGGATTTAAGCAAGTTTGAAAACTATGCTACTGGCGGTGGGGGCAAAGGCGATTTAGATGCTTTTGTAACAAGCGTTTTAAAACCTGCAACTGAAAATCAAGAAAGAACTAAATCTTTAATACGAGCTACAAAAACTTCAAGAGATGATAAAGCTGTAACTGGAGTAGCAGGATTAGGAGCAGGAACATTATTAGGCGGTGCAGGGACTCTTGCAGTCATGTCAGACTCTGAAGAAGAAAGAATAAATCCTGAAGACTATCCTACCTATAAAAAAGATAGTGATAGTGGAAAAGCTTTTAGAGAAGCTCAACGAAAAGCTAAAAAAGAAAAAGCAGAGTTTTTCGAATTTGAAGGTCGTGAGTATAATGTACGCGAAGCTAAAAATGTAGGTGGAAAACTAAAGTACGCTGAAGGCTCTATGCTCATGCCTCCTGAAATGGAAATGGAAGACGAGATGCCTGAAGACACATACGACAACATCCCAGAAGATGAGAAAGAAGCGGCAGAAGCTTCACAGCTACCAGATGATGAGATGGAAGAAGACTACGTAGGCTATGTACTAGGCGAGTCTTTAGATACAGAAGAACAAGAATATTTAATGGGCGTTCTAGAAGGTGATGAACGTCTAAGTGGCATCTTTGATAAGGTTATGGATGTTGCAGGAGAGTTCTCTGGCGAAGGCGAAGTAAGTGGCCTTGGCACTGGAGTATCAGATTCGATTCCCGCAAGGTTATCGGATGGTGAATTTGTTTTCACCAAAAAGGCTACCGATCAAATGGGCGCTGATCAGCTACAAACTATGATGGACGAAGCTGAGAAAGCCTTTGATGGTGGTTATTTAATGAAGAAAGCATTTGGAGGTCTAACAAGCGAAGACGATATGGATTCGTATGATAGTGAAGAAGAGGTTAAGAAACAAATGATCTCTGCTAACCAAATGCCAAGTATACGATAAAGCTACTTCAGTTCGCTGAACCCTTTATTATTTTTTTACCTAGAGGCCACCTTGAAGTATCAAGACCCTATATTACAAACGCGAGTAATATAGCCACCTTGAAAGACTAGCAAGCCCCAACAGGAGTGTGATCAATATGTCAACTGCAAACGAACAAATGGAAGAACCAACTGCGAATCCGTATAACTCTAAGAAGGCTTGGCACACGCCAGATGCTCCAAGTAGAGGTAAAGCAGATACGCTTTTCTTTGAAGAACCCTCACAGGCTACCCGCTCTGCGGCCCCTGAACAAGTAGAAGAAGCTCCCAAAGGAAATACAAATTATAAAAAACGATACGATGACCTAAAGAAACACTACGATCAGAAGATAGCTGATTTTAAACAGAAAGAACTACAGCTTACAGCGATGGCACAAGAAACGCAACCTGCGTATGCCCCGCCTAAGTCAACCGAAGATCTTGAAAGTTTTAGAGAGCAGTATCCTGATCTATATGAAACTGTAGAAACCGTTGCACACTTACAAAGTGAACAGCAACTACAAGCTTTGAAAACTAAGATGTCTGTTCTTGAAGAACGAGAAGCAAACATCCAACGTAAAGAAGCGGAGACTACACTGCGTTCTCGACATCCTGATTTTGAGGATATACGAGGCGATGACAAGTTTCACGAATGGGCTAAGGAACAACCAGAAGCAATTCAAGGTTGGATCTATGAAAACCCAGACAATGTTTCATTAGCGATAAAAGCTATTGATCTTTATAAGATGGAAAATGGTATTAAGATTGGAAGTAAGCAGAAGACAAGAAAATCACAAGCCCCCAAATCTTCAGCGGCAGACATGGTATCTACGAGAACTACTCAAATAGATTCCAAAGAGCCTAAGATTTGGTCACAACGGGAAATCACTAAACTGTCTATGGCTCAATTCGACAAGTATGAAGCCGATATTGACCTAGCTATTATGGAAGGCAGGATAGTAGATTAAACATTATTGTCTTTTTTTGGAGTAACATAACATGGCTTTTAACACATCAGACGCTCTATTTGAGCAAAGCACAGACACAAACGGTAACTTTGGTAACTCAGTTACTGGTCAAACTAACAGCTTCTTCCTACCCTCAGTCTTTTCTAAGAAGGTTCTTAACTTCTTCCGTAAGGCATCGGTAGCTGAAGCAATTACCAACACTGATTACAGTGGTGAAATCACAGGTTTCGGTGACTCTGTAAAGATCATCAAAGAGCCAGTAATCACTGTAGCCGCTTATGAGCGTGGCGCTGACGTAGCTCAGACTAAGCTGACTGACATTGAAACTACTTTGATCGTTGATATTGCTAACGCATTCAAGTTCAAAGTTGATGATATTGAAACAGCTATGTCTCACGTAAACTTTAAAGAAGTTGCATCTTCATCTGCCGCTTACGCTTTGCGTGACGCATTTGACGCAGGTGTAATTGCTAAGATGTTTGCAGGTGTTTCAGCTTCAAGCCCTAACCACATCCTTGGTAGCGATAGTGCTACTGACCTAGCCGCAGGAACTCTTGACGGCACTGGTAACTTGGACATTGGTTTCGGTTCTAACGAGCATGATCCTTTGGATGTCATGGCACACATGGCGCGTCTTCTTGACGAGCAAAACATCCCAGAGGAAGGACGTTGGTTCTTGGCACCACCTAGCTTCTACGAGCAACTTGGACAATCTAGCTCTAAGTTAATGTCTGTAGACTTCAACGCCGGACAAGGTGGAATCCGCAATGGATTGGTATCTTCTGGTAAGCTACGTGGTTTTGATATGTACAAGTCTAACAACGTACCTGCTACTTCTAATGCCGCAGGTCAGATCCTTGCAGGACACATGAGTTCTACTGCAACGGCTCAGACCATTACAAGCACTGAGGTTCTTCGTGACCCAGATAGCTTTGGCGACATCTGTCGTGGTTTGCACGTTTATGGTGCTAAAGTTTTACGCCCTGACGCACTTGTTTCTGCGTTCTACGGTATCGACTAAGTAAGCAATTAGAGAAGGGGGTGTAAAAGCCCCCTGATCTTTAAGAGGTTATAATGGCAATACTTGGAAGCAACACAAAGCCTGTGATGATACAAGGCAGAAGTAAAGGAAAGATACTAGGCGATACAGGAAGTTGGTATAAGCCAGAGAACAAAAAGAAATACGAAGATAACTGGGATGCTATCTTTGGAAAGAAAGAAACTGAAACTAAATCAAAGGCGCAATAAGATATGGCAACAACTTACCTTGAACTAACTAATGAACTTCTTCGTGAACTCAATGAAGTTGCCTTAACTGCATCAACCTTTTCAAGTGCGTTAGGCGTACAGCAACACGTTAAAGACTCAGTAAATAGAGCTTACTTTGATATTATAACTCAAGAACCTCAATGGCCTTTCTTATCTGTTGCAGAAAGTGGCACAGTAGATCCAATGTACGGAAACGTATTTGTTGAGACAGTTATAGGTCAGCGTTTCTTTGAGTTAAAACCTGCTAGTTCCAATATTACAACCGACTACAGTTCAATAGATTGGGATAACTTTTATCTTACTACTGTAGGCGTATCTGGAGAATCTCCTCCGTACATAAGTCGCAACCTTAAATTCTTAACAACTGAAGAATGGAAAGACTTTCGCAGAATTGGAGAGAACCTAGACGATGCAGACACACAAAACTACGGTGTTCCTTCTGCCGTTATTAGAAGCCCAGACTCACGTAAGTTTGGACTCAGCCCTATTCCCGATAAGGTATACCGCGTTTGGTTTTATGCGTGGAACCTTCCAACAAAACTAGTTGCTCATGGCGACACTCTAGTTTTCCCAGATTTGTATACTGGTGTTCTACAAGCTAGAGCTAGGTACTATATCTGGCAGTTCAAAGACAATCCACAGGCGGCGGCATTCGCATTAGATGATTACAAAAAAGGATTACGCAGTATGCGTTCTAACCTTATTGAGCCTACGCCTACATATATTAAAGATGATCGGATGAGGTATGTTTAATGGCCGCTTCACAACCCTTTGGTATCTCTTGTAGAGGCGGGTTAAACACCAACCTTAATCAGCTTGAAATGCTTGCTCAGCCCGGAGTTGCTACAGAGTTATTAAACTTTGAAGTGAATCCAGATGGCGGGTACAGACGTATAAATGGTTACTCAGCTTTTGGATCTAATCGACCTAATGGTGGTGAAACTGTATTAGGACTTAAAGTTTATGCAGACGGTGTAGTTGTTTGTAGCGGTACAGGTATTTTCTTTAGTGTTGATGGAGCAAGTTGGTTACAGTTAAACAAAGCAAGCGTAGCTAGTGGAGGAGATAACTTCACAACCTTTAGTAACCGTAGCGTAGATGCAAGAACTGGACAAGCCCAAGTAACTTTTACAATCTTTGAAGGCAACAGCGACTACGGTCAGCTTATAATCACTGATGGGATAAACAAGCCTTTCTTATTTAATATGACAGGCACTGGTGGCTTAGCTTCTCGCACATTCTTTGCAGAAGAAGTAACAGTAGATGGAACAACATCTCCTACAGTATGTGTTATTCACGACAGTCACTTAGTTGTTGCAGGATCACCAAGCGCAAAGAACACAATCTTTTATAGTAATCTTTTAGATCCTAGTGATTTTTCTGGTTCTACAGGTGGAGCTATTGTACTTCCAGATCAAGTAGTAGGCATTAAAAGTTTTCGTAACGACTTAATGATTTTCTGCCGCAACAGTATTCACAAGCTTATAAATATAAATAGTTCTACTAATATTGCAATAGTTCCAGTAACACAAAACGTAGGTTGCCTTAGCTCTCATAGTATTCAGGAGATTGGTGGTGACTTAGTATTCCTTAGCCCAGATGGTATTCGTTCAGTAGCAGGTACAGCACGTATTGGTGACGTTGAATTAGGATCAGTAAGTAGGCAGATACAATCAGTAATAGCTACACTTGCAAACTCTGTAAACACCTTTACACTTACAAGCACAGTACTCCGCAGTAAGTCTCAGTATAGATTATTCTTTAGTCAGGTAGGAGGTGGATCATCTTCTGCACTAGGAATTATTGGAACTTTAACACCTAACGGTTTTGAGTGGTCTGAAACAAAAGGAATACAAGCAACAGGATTAACATCAGGATTTAACAAAGACGGTGTAGAAAATACATTCCACGGAGATAATAAAGGTTATATTTACAACCACGATACAGGAAATGCTTTTTCTGACTCAGGAATAGCTTTTAATATTAGCGCAAAGTATACTACACCCAATTATGACTTTGGAGACATTGGAACTCGAAAAACTTTATACTACGTAAAAATATCTGTTTCCCCTGAAGGACAGATACTCCCATCTTTAAGACTTAGATACGACTACGAATCTTTAGATATTCCACAGCCTCCAATATATCCAGTAGAGGGTATTCCAATTCCTTCGGCTTTTGGATCAGCAATATTTGCGGCGGCTACATTTGGTGGCAGTAAAGACCCAATGTTTAGACAGGCAGTAGAAGGCAGTGGACACGTAGCAAACTTTAGAATTACCAGTGATGACCAAAACGCACCCTATGCAATTAACGGCTTATACGTTGATTACGTCCCATCAGGCAGGAGATAACCAGACATGGCAGGAACAAGTTATACACGACAAAGCACACTTACAGATGGCGATACAATCACAGCCGCTCTTTTCAATGACGAATACAATAAACTTGTATCTGCGTTTGCATACACTACTACTGGCACTACCGGACACCAACACGATGGCGGTGCGGCTGAAGGTGGTAACATACATACAATTGGTGATCAGAACTTCTTAAACAAGATTGTAGTAGACAGTTCTAACAATCGTTGGGGAGTCTTTGTAGAGGTTGGTGGTTCAGCAGTCGAGCAGATTCGCATCCAAGATGGTGCAATCGTTCCTGTTACTGATAGTGATATAGATTTAGGTACAAGTTCTTTAGAGTTTAAAGACGGCTACTTTGATGGAACAATCCACGTAGACACCTTAGACGTAGACGCTAACGCAACCATTGCAGGTACTCTTGGAGTAACAGGCAACACAACTGTTGGCGGCACACTAGGTATAACAGGCAATACAACTATCGGTGGAACTCTTGTAGTTACTGGTACTACAACGCTTAATGGCGGTACGCTTACTCTAGGTGACGCGGCAAGCGATAATGTTGTATTCGGTGCTGATGTAAACAGTAATATTATTCCTAATACTGACAGTGCATTTGACCTTGGAAGCTCTTCGCAGGAATGGAGAGACTTATATCTTGATGGTACTGCACACATAGATACACTAGATGTAGATGTAAACGCAACCATTGCAGGTACTCTTGGCGTTACAGGTGTCTTGACTGCTTCTTCTTTAGATATTTCTGGTGACATTGATGTAGATGGAACTACTAACCTTGATGTTGTTGACATTGATGGTGCTGTAGATATGGCTTCTACGCTTGCTGTTGCAGGTATTGTAACCGCTAATGCAGGTGTAAAAGTAGACAACATTACAATAGACGGTACTGAAATAGATTCAAGCGGTGCTTTAACACTAGACGTTGCAGGTAACATAACTCTGGATGCTGATGGCGGCACAGTTACTTTTGCAGACGCAGGTAGCTCACTAGGCACAATTACTTCTTCAGGCTACTCAGGCACAGCGGCTGTAGCTACAACAGTTACAATCACTGACAACGAAAACACAAACGAAAACAACGCTATTGTCTTTACAGCGGGTGGTGACTTAGACGGCGGTAACTTAGGCTTAGAGTCTGATGGAGACTTATACTATAACCCAAGCACAAGCACACTAACTGTTCCTAATGTTTCAGTAAGCGGGACATTTACTACAGTTAACAGTGTGACTATGGATTCTAACAACGCTGTAATCTTTGAAGGCTCTACAGCCGATGCACACGAAACAACTTTAACCTCTGTAGACGCTACAGCAGATCGGACTATTACATTGCCGAATGTTTCAGGTACAGTTCCTGTATTAGCTGTAGCAAGTAATACACAAATTACTTCAACGCCCGAAGAGCTAAACGCACTAGATGGTATCACAGCAGTAGTAGGCGAACTGAATGCTCTTGACATTGGCAGTACAGCAGTAGGTACAGCAGTAGCTTCTAAGGCAGTAATCTTAGATAGTAACAAAGACTATACAGGCATACGGAACTTAACCATTACTGGAGAACTTGACGCGGCTACATTAGATGTGTCGGGTGCTATAGATGTTGCAGGAACCACTAACCTTGATGTCGTGGACATTGATGGTGCTGTAGATATCAGTGGTAACTTGAACATGAGTGGTAGTGGTCTTATTCGTACCACTGATGGTTCAGCCGCAAATCCCGGAATAAGAATTGGTGTTGATAACGACAATGGAATTTATCGTCCTTCAAACAACACGATTGGGTTTTCAACAGCCGGTACAGAGCGTATGCACATAGATGCCGCGGGTATAGACGTAACAGGCACAGTAACTGCTACAGGCACTTCAGTCTTTGCAAGTCTAGACATCTCAGGCGATATAGACGTAGACGGCACAACTAACCTTGATGTAGTAGACATTGATGGTGCTGTTGATATGGCAAGCACTCTAGCGGTTGCAGGTGTTGTAACAGCCAACGCAGGTGTAGTAGTAGATAACATTACAATAGATGGTACCCAAATAGATTTATCAAGTGGTGATTTAACACTAGACGTAGCAGGATTGATTGTATTAGATGCGGGGAATCAAGGCGTTGTACAAATAAAAGATGATGGAACTGTTTATGGAACTTTATTTAAAAGTGGTAGCAATTTTTTTATAGAATCAAATATTTCAGATGGAGATATATCTTTCAGAGGTAGTGACGGCGGCAGTAACGTCACAGCCCTCACCCTTGATATGTCAGCGGCAGGTGCGGCTACGTTTAATGCGGCAATTAATGTAGGAGGAACAATTACTGGTGATGATGGTTTAACTATAGACGGTGGGGCAGGTAATGCTTTTCTTTCAGTAGGCTCTAACACAGGTTCATGGGTTTGGAAAAACTATCAAGATAGTCACAAGTTAGCACTAGAAGATTCTGATGGCACTGGAGAAGTTTTAAACTTTAGTACTTCAGGTGTGGCTTCGTTTAGTAACAATATAGTAACGTCTAGCGGCAAAGTAATTGTTGGAAGTACGTCAAGTGTTTTTACAAACTCTATTATCTCAGCAACAAGTTCTACAGGGCCAGTGGTAGGCGCACAAAGTACAGCCGCCGCTCACTACGCAGGTGGGTTCCACAATACTGCGTCAGGTGCTGTAGATTTAGTTGCTTTTTATACAGGTAGTGGAGCTTTAGCAGGTTCAATTGAAACTGGTTCAAGCGGTGAGTTTATTATTGAATCTTCTATATCTGATAAAGATTTAGTTTTTAAAGGCAACGATGGTGGTTCAGCAATCACAGCCCTTACCCTTGATATGTCAACAGGCGGCACAGCGTATTTTGGTGATGATGTTAGGCTTACTGATAACCATGCTATAAGGCTTGGTACTGATGGTGACATTGTTTTTTATCACGATAATTCTAATGGTTATCTTGAGAATGGCACTGGCAACCTAACACTAGACGTAACAGGAGTTATAGTATTAGACGCTGATAATGCAGGAGTTATACAACTTAAAGATGGTGGCACACATTACGGTAGTTTCTTTACTTCTTCAGATGCGTTGAACATACAATCTAATGTTAATAACGGAGAAATGTTATTTAAAGGCGTTGATGGTGGTAGTGGCATTACAGCCCTAACTCTTGATATGTCAGCGGCAGGCGCGGCTACGTTTAATGCAGGAGTCTTTGCAGGTTCGGCATCATCTTTCCCTTCTATTAAAATCAATAACAATAGCTATATTGGTTCAGCAAACAACGCTACTGCAATACAGATTGCTACCTCAGGTGCGGTTACTTTTAGTAGCGCTATTACAGCCTTAAGTGCTAGCACTAGTGTGGTTACTGCTTATTTAGCGAACAGCAATTCGTCAATTGCCAACAGCGCATCATCAATTTTATACTTACAAACTTCAGGCGATGCGGCAATTCAAGATGGTTATAAAATGGTGACGTTTGCGGATTCAGATACCGTTCTAGGTAGTATATCCACAGCCGCTACATCTTCTAATGTTGCTTACAACACTTCTTCTGATGAGCGATTAAAAGAAAATATTGTAGATATGCCTTCTCAGCTTGCAAACATATTAAAAGTTCAACCGCGCCAATTTGATTGGAAGAAACACGGAAACACTTCTACAGGATTCATCGCTCAAGAACTCCACAAAACGTACCCAGAGGCGGTATCAGTCGGACTTGAAGACGAAAAGAAAAACCCTTGGTCGGTCGATTACGGAAGGCTTACTCCGTACATTATAAAAGCAATGCAAGAACAACAAACCTTAATTGAATCACTAACCGCAAGAATAACCGCACTAGAGGAATAGAAACATGGCTATAACAACAACTTGGAAAGTAAATGACATGACACACGTTGACGCAGATGGTGGCGTAATCAAGGCATATTGGACTTGCAATGCTTTGTCTGACACAACTCCTGCTTATTCAGCGGTAGAGGGCGGCAAGCTACTCTGTACTTATGATGCTTCAGCGTCAGGCTATATTGCTTATGCATCGTTAACCGAAAATAACGTGCTTAATTGGATATATGACAGCCTAAAAGAAGGTAGCGAAACAGCGGCAGAAGCTAAAGCGCGTATTGAAGCTAACCGTACAGCAAGAGTGCAAAATCAAATTGATCGTGCAACAGCGCAAGCAACAGGAGTACCTTGGTAATGGGATATTTATTAGACTTATACGTACTAGCAACATCTTTAGTTTCAGTAGCCTCAGTAATCTGCAACTATACCGAAACTCCTAAAGACGATATGTGGGTTGCTAAAGCCTACAAAGTTCTAGAGCAGTTTGCATTCTTAGGCAACAAAGCAAAGGATTGAAATCATGGAAGAAACAAAAGAAGGAATAGATATAGCGGCGGCAAGCACAGGAGTGTTAACTATGATTAGTTGGCTACCACCTATTGCTTCTTTGTTTACAATTGTATGGCTAGGCATTAGGATTTACGAATCAGAAACTGTTCAAAAGCTTATTAAAAAAGGTAGATTAAAAGATGAGTAATAAAGAAAAAAAGAAAAACGCTAATAAGTCTTTAGAGGCTCTGAAACGTAAGCAATATGCTAGAGGCGGTAGAGGCGGTAGGTCTATGCCTAAGCCTCGTGATCTTTTTGATGATAGCGTTAAAGAGCCTAAGCCTAAGTTACAGCCTAAGCCTAAGCCACAGGTTCCTGCTCCTTATGATGACAGCAACCCGCCTAAACCTAAGCCTAAAAAAATTCCTAATCCTTCTGGGCCTATTGTAGCACCTCCAACAGATACAGTTATTGTTGATCCTCCAACAAGCGGCGGGTCTAAAGTAAGTCCTGAAACTGTTGAGGGTGGTGGTGGTGGCTACAAAGAAAATACTGGAGTTGCAGGTGGTATGGGCAATGGTTTTACAGGACTTACTCCTGCGCAGATAGCTCAGCTTGCTGACGACTACGGTAATCAAGGAGAGTATTTTGGCGCAGGCCAAGAAACAACAGCCGATACTGATCCTTCTGGTGGGCCGCAAGACGTATTAACTAATAACGACGATGACGATGACGATGACGATGATAGCGTCGATGACGATGATAGCGTCGATAACGATGATAGCGTCGAGGACGATGATACTAGTGATGATAATATTGATGGTGTTATAGGTGTTACTAATACAGGCATTACAAAAGAAGCACCTACAAAAATTGTACAAGACGCGCCTGTAGCATCCTTAGTCCAAGCGACAACAGACACAATACTAAATGAAGATGGCACACTCCCCACAGGAACCGTAACAGGTGATGATGACATTGAAAAGCTTAAAGACGCTACAGATGCAACATCAGGAGAGGTAGGAATACCAAAAGGATATTCTACTAAACCTAAAAAGGATAGGCTATACCGGACAGTTATGCCCGCAGACGGCAAGATATTTGTTTATGATAATGAAACAGGCGCACGTAGAGAAATAGATGACCCTAGAGCTTTAACAGCCGATCAAGGCAACGCAATTGAAGGTACTTTAACAGGCGAAGGGCAACAAGCAGAGCGTTATGACGCAACCACTACTGAAGGCAAAATGGACAAAACAGTAGCGGCTCAATTTGAGGGCGACCTAACTAAAGTAGAAGCAGGTGAAGTAGATGTTACTGCACAAGCACCAGAAACTCAACGTGATGCCGCCGCTGAAGAAGCCGCATTAGGCACTGCCGCTGATAGACCAGAGTATAAAGATTATGCTACAGCCGCACAATCAGATAAGCGTTACGAAGTACTTCAAGCTACAGACCCTGTAGTAGCAGATCGCATTGCTCAAACAATGTCTGAAAGAGAGCAAAAAGATCTTTTAGATATAGTATCTAAAGAAGGTGTTAATTTAGAAGATCTTCCTGAGTACGCGGTAATAGAACGAACTACCGCTGTAGGCGAAGCTAAAAGCAGAAAAGCTTCTGAGATTGGAGATGTCCCTCCTGTTGATATGCAAGAGCGTCAAGGCATCACAGGCGAAGTTTCTAAAGGAAATGCTTCACAAATTGGTGGTATTCCAACAGCCCAAGCCGCAACAATGGATGCAGTAACAGGCCCTGCGCGTATGGTAGCCGCCGCAGACATGTTAGCAGTAGTTGCTAATGTGCCTAAAGAAGTTACAGCGGCACTTGTTGAAGACCCTGCAACTGTAATGGCTCAGATAGATTCTGGCGCAGACCCTAAAACTATTGCGGCTGTAGCGGCACTGCCTGTTGAAGCCTTAGTCTCTACACAGATGGAAGGCTTGTTAGCAGGTATGGAAGATGGCGAAACTCCTGCATGGGCTAGACCTGCTGTAGCGGCTTTAGAAGCTAAGATGGCTCAGAGAGGTTTAAGTACTTCTACTGTAGGCCGTGATGCGCTCTTTAATGCTATTATCCAAAGTGCATTACCTATTGCACAGAGCAATGCTCAAGCACTACAGCAACGCGCACAGCAGAACCTAAGTAACGAACAACAAGCTAACATGTCTACTGCACAAAACACCATGCAAGTGCGTATGCAGAACCTTGCTAATTCACAGACCTCTGCATCTCAAACAGCTTCTATGGCTAATGAAATTAAAAAGCAAAAGAACAGCTTTGAGCAACAAGCAGTAATGACTACTGCACAGCAAAAACAAGAGACAGATTTAACTAATGCACAGATGGCTCAGCAGAGAGCACAACAAGAATCTGCACAGAAACAACAGGCCGCTATATCTACTTTAGGTGCAGGAGTTCAAGCAGACTTAGCAAACTTGCAAGCTATGAATGCCGCACGTTCTCAAGACATGACTGCCGATCAGCAATCAAAACTTGCTACATATAACGCTCAAGTTTCTAGGATTATGCGACAAGCCGATCTAGATCAAGACATGGAAAAAGCTAACATTTCTAATGAGCTTCAGCTTGAAATGAAAAATCTAACCGAACAGAATGCTACAGATAGAGCATCTATGTCGGCTGTTAATCAAGGACGTTTAGCAGACCTTAATGTTCTTGTAGACTTTAAAAAGACTAATGCTAACCTTGCACAACAGATGGATCTTGCTAATCTAAACAACGATCAGCAAATGGAATTAGCTAACTTGTCTGAAGAAGCGGCAACAAACAGCGCAAACATGACTGAAGCTAGTAAAGTACAGCTTCAAAAACTTACTATCTATACAAACATGATGGCTAAGAATGAAGACTTGCGCCAAAATGCAGAAATGGCTCAGTTAAGCGCCTCTGAAAAAGTACAGTTAGCTAATCTTACTTTTGAAAACCAAGCTGATTCAGAAAGCATGAATGCTGAAAACGTAGCACAGCTTCAAATGTTTGAAAAGAAGATGGCGGCAGGACAGGTTAACGCACAGCTTGCACAGCAGATGGGACTTGCGAATCTTAGCAACGAGCAAAGCGCCGCAATGTTTAATGCTCAAATGAACGCTAACTTTGACATGAGCAAAATGAGCAACGAGCAACAAATGGAAATGGCTAACAGTAAGTTTATGCAGACTATGACGGCTACAAAGTTTAGTGCCGATCAACAAACAGCCCTTTCTAATGCTTCGCTACTAGCTCAAACAGATCTAGCTAATGCTGATGCAAGGACTCGTGCGTCTGTAGAGAATGCTAAAAACTTCTTGACTAAAGATATGGCTAACTTGAGCAACTCGCAACAAGCTATTGTAATGGATCAGCAAATAGCACAACAGTCTTTGTTGTCTGATCAATCGGCACAGAACGCCGCAAAACAATTTGGTGCAACATCTCAAAATCAAATTGATCAGTTTATGATTAGTCAGTCTAATAATATGATGCAGTTTAACACTTCTGCACAGAATGCTATGGAGTCTTTTAACGTCACTGAAGCTAATCGCACAGCGGCTATTGAAGCAGGAAACACTTTACAAGCTGACTCTTTAACTGCACAACTTGAAGCAGATATATCTAAGTTTAATGCTTCGATTGACAATCAACGAGATACTTGGAATGCCGCTAATGCACAAGCAGTAGAGCAGTCTAATGTTTCTTGGAGAAGACAGGCCAATACCGCAGACACAGCCGCCGCTAACGCCGCTAATCAACAGAATGTTCAGAACGCTTATAATATTTCTGCATTAGATCAGACTCAACTGTGGCAACAACTACGAGATGAAGCGGCTTATGTACGTCAAAGCTACGAAAATAACGAGCAACGAGAAGCGCAGTTAATTGCTACAGCTATTGGTAATGAAAGTGCCGCAGGTGAAGACGCAGGGACAACAACACGTTCTCTTATAAATATGATAAGTAATGCAGGTTTTGGTTCTGGAGTAGATTCTGTAGATTATAACAGTGGTGGTGGTAGTGGTTATACCGGAACTGGTAGTGGACAAAACAACGACGATCAAGAGAAGTAAAACAAATAATATAAAGGACAAAGCAAATGGGATTTTTTAGTAAAATAGGCAGGGGTATTAAAAGCGCATTTAAAAAAATTGGCAAGGGCATTAAAAGCGCCTTTAAAAAGTTTGGCAAGTTTATGGGTAAGATTGGTATCTTGGGCCAAGTAGCTATGTTTTTTATTATGCCGTATGTTGGTGCGGCACTTGGAGGTGCGTTTACAGGCGCGGCAGGTGCATTAGCTACTAACACAGTTGGAGGTGCTTTAGGCGCAGTGGGTCAAACTGTAGGAAAAGTAATGCAGTTCGTAGGTAATACTGTAGGTAAAGCAGGCACAGTCTTTAACAATATAACTCAGGGCGTGACTGATACTCTTGGAAACTTTGCAAAAACTGCAAGTAACAATATGTTTGGTACTACGTTTGATGCCGCTTCAAATTTCTTTACAGGTGGAGACAGTGCGTTTAGTCGAAGTTTTGGCGCTGATTCTAAATTTCAGAACTTAACTACAGACTTTTCAAAAGTTACAAACGCTATAGATAAAACAGAAGAAAAGTTAAACACTAAGTCAGGTCAAAAAGCTATGGATCGAACAGTGGCTGAAAGTTACGGCAACGATGGCATGGGTCTTGGTTCTGATTATGCTAAAGGCTATGACGATTTAATGGCTAGAGGAGAATCTAATTTTACAGCAAGTCTAGACCAAAATTATGTTCCAGACCCTGCGGCCTTTGTTGAAGGCATGGAGGTTAATCCTAATTTTAAACCGCCTATAATTGAAGCTCCTCCTTTAACAAACCCATCTTTACTTGGGCCTACTAGAAATACAGGGCTTGCAGACACACTTAGAAATGTTGATCCTACAAGTGCTTTTACTGAAGCCGCAAATCAACCTGATCCAAGTTTCTTTGAACGACTAAGAACAGGAATTAGTGAAGTACCTTCAAACATCTACAAAAAAGCAGGAGAGATAGTTGACGATCCATTAGGCTATGTTACAGAAGGGATGGAAGAAACATTTAAAAGCGGTGTTAAAACTAGAATAATGCAAGAAACAGGCATTCAAGCAAAGCCAGAATACAACGTACAGAACGTAAGTAATGTTGCATACGTTCCAAGCTTTGAAAGTTTTGGAGGTTCTCAACAACAGTATGGCGCTCCAGAGATTATGAACGCTCGTGCTTTTGAACAACAAGTAACTAACAGTCCTAGTCCTTATGGTTACACCGCATTCCAGTACGGTAACTATATGGCTCAATTTGCTCAAACAGCTTAAAAGGTTTTAAAATTATGGCAACAATAGAAGAAGAATACGCTAAACTTCGCACAAGTCCTAACCGTCCAATTCCCGGACAGTCTTTGACTAATGATCCCGAAAGCCCTGCGCCCTATGAACAAGCGCCAAAGTTTATCTCAGTGCATAAGGCTTCTGAATATTTGTGGGAGTCTTTTATTGAACCTAAAACTTATGTTAGTTTAATGCAAGCTGTAGATGACGGTGTTCCTATTATGAACATTGTTCAAATTGTATTGTTTACTGAGTTTCAGGAAGGGGCTTGGAATCCTGATCTAATGTTGATGCTTGCAGAACCTGCGGCTTACATGATCATGGCTTTAGCAGAACGTCTAGGTTTAGAGATGACTATATACACTGGCGATCTTGATGACGAAAATGACGAAGAAGATTTTGCAGGTACTAAAATAGAAGAAAGCCGTATTGAAAAGCTTATTAAAGATAGCAAGAATGGAAAAGTTCCTGAAGGCGTACTGACTGCGGAGATGCAACAGTCTTTAGAGTCTTTACCCGATGTAGACCTCGACAAGCCTAAAGCTGAGCCAAGCTTAATGGAAGCCCCCGCAGTAGAAGAAGAAGAGCAATCAAGTAGCCTTATGGCTAGACCAACAGGAGTTTAAGAACATGGCTATTAGAGATTTTGGTACGTCACTGCTTGCAAATGTCAGGGCGCGTAAAGACGCAGGACAAGCAGAGGCTCGTAAGTATGCAGACAAACAACAAAACAAAACTATTTTTAAAACTCTTGCTTTACAAGCGGCGGGTTCAATAGGCAAAGAAATATTTGCAAGTATCAATGCAGGGACAGCCCAGAAGACGGAAGACTTTTTAGCTAGATCTGAACTTCAAAACAATAAAATTAAAGTAACTCAATTTGAAAAAGAACTAGGAGTTTCTATTACTGAAAGAAAAGCGGCTAAAGATAAAGACATAACTTTAACCAATTATTATGCTCAAGATTTTGCTGATAAACAATTAGCACAGGCTAGAATAGACGAACCTGAAAAATATCGAGCAGGTAATGATTCTTTTTGGAAAGCTTCTTTTATGAAACTTCCAGAAATACAAGCGCAAGCAAAAAAACGTGCGGAAAGAAACGAATTAATTTATGGTAGCGGTACTGAGTTTACCGCGGGTCGTGCGTCAGGCAGGACATTAGAGACATTAGCTTCACGAGAATCTACATCTTTCCCGCGTACTATTATTCAGAGACTTTCTAAAAACGTATCGACTGTGGATTCTTTTAATGATGCTATGGGCAGTCTTACGCAGGTTAAAATTGCTACCAAACTTTACGGTATAACTAAAGATAAATTAAAATTAGGTCGTGAAGTTGCGGCTGAAACTGGGGACATAGCGTTAGGCGTACAGGCGGCAACAGGTCTTAGGCTTGATGACGATAAACGAAAAGAAGTCTTAGCTAATATTGCAAAAGGCTATAAAACTGAGTATGCTCACACCTCTCAAATAGATGGTCAAGGATATCTACGTACTATACAAATAGCCAGTACACTAGACAACAAAGGTGATGTAGTTGGAAGCCCTGTTATTACTTCAGAAATACTAGGGTCTAATGAAAAACCCGCTACTTACACAGAAGTTCTTTCTGCAATTGGTAAAACTAATACTGTTCATACAAACGTACTAACTCTGGTAGGAAGAGAAGGTTATAAAGATTTTTTAAGAGAGGCAACGAAAAAAGGACTCATGCCGGACACGATGGAAATAAAAGATCACGTTAAGCTAAATATTTTTGCAATGAATCCTAATAATTATACAAGCGCAAAAAACATTATTCAAGAATTAACCGAGGTAGAATCAGCGTTTATGATAGCTTATCTTAAAGCTTCTCCTAATCTTATGCGCGATATTGATAATCCACAAAACCCTGAAATTCAAAAAACTTATAGTCAACTATTAAATGGATTGACGCTTGTTTTAAGAGGGGCAAGAACCGCTCAAGTGAAAAACACTGAACCAACTCCTGATGACCCGAAAAAACCTTCTTGGGCGCCTTCAGATAGCACTTGGTCAAAGTCACGTAAAGGTTGGGTTTCTAATGAACCTAATGAAGACGGTGACTATGAAATGTATACGGAGTCAGATTAAATGAAAGTAACCCCAATTGAAGGCAATCCATTCGAAACCGAAGACGATCTTTCTATAGGCTATAAAACTACTGTTATTGAAGGCAATCCGTTTGAAACCGAAGACGAGCTTTCTATAGGCTATAAAACTACTGTTGTTGAAGGCAATCCGTTTGAAGATGCGGAAGTTTCTCAGCCTGAGTTTGGCCCTTTAAAAGAAAACTATAAAGGCATTGATGCTGAAGTAGAAGCTGTATTATCTAAAAAAGACGAAGTAGTTATAGAGGAAGAAAAACCAAGCAGGACTTACAGCGGAAAGTTTTTTGGAGACTTAGAAACGCCACCAGAGAAACGTGCAGAAAATAGAGAAGGCTTAAAAGCTCTTGGAACAGATGTTCTAAAAGTATTTTATGGCATACCTCGCGGCGTTGTTGATCTAATGGCAAGTGGGGTTATGGAAAAACTTACTGGTCTAGACATGAGTAAGTTAGAGCCTAAAGAGCGTGAAGAGCTTGTAAATAAATTAACAGATATGGCTATAGATATGACGGCCCCTGCTTTTTCCGCAGTTGATTGGAACAAACGTGTAATAAATCCAGAAACAGGTCAGATCGCACAACCCGAAACTGTAGCGGGTATGGGGTTACAGTTAGGAGCTTTTGTTTTTGCAACAGGTAAGGTAGCTAAAGTTGCTGAAATAGGCTATAAAGGAATCAAGCTTATACCTAGTGTAGTTCCTCAATCAGCTAATTGGGCAAGAACTACTGTAGTAACTAAAGAAAAATCAGGTGAATATATAGCAACCAAGCTTATAGGAAAAGATAATTTAGCCAAAGGTTTAGCTATGCTTACTGGCGTTGAAGTAGCAACTCAAGTAATGATTGACCCTGATAATAATTTATTTAATTTTGTTGAAGATTCAATCTCTGAAGATACTGAAGGTGGAGTTGGTTTGATTAGAGACATGGGTGAATTTTTCTCTGCTGATAAAGATGATACTGAACTTACAAAGCGTTTAAAATTATCTTTTGAAAGTTTATCAATAACAGCAGTATTTAAAATTGCTACAAATCCAAAGGCAGTTGGAAGATTTATAGTGGGTAAACACCCTTCTCAAATGTCTAAAGAAGAACAAATAGAAGCACTAATGAAACAGTTAGACTACGAGCGACAGATATTAAACATGCTCGACCCTCAAAAATTAAAATTGGTTGAAGAGACTCCAGAAGGTTTAGCGCAGGTAGCTCGACAACGAGATTCTTTTTTGTCTAGAATGAATCAAAAGTTTTTAACTACTGAAGGATATTCTACACCATTAATGCATCACGCACAACAAAACGCTAAGTTTACACAGAAACAACTTGTACAAGATGCTCAAATTGTTGCAACTCATTTAGATCGCGCATTAAATAGCGCGGGAAATAATAAAGATTTAATTTCTAAAACAACTAGGTTATTAGAAACTGATCTTACTGACATAATAAACATGAAGCCTAATAAACAAGTTTCTGCCCTTGCTAAGAAGTATGATGTTCCTGAAGATGTTGCAAGTGAAATTTTAAGTTTTCGTAAACTTCAAGACGGTCTAACAACTCGCGTTATAAACATGAAAGGATTTAGTGATGAGTCTAAAGCAACACTAATCGCAAACCTTGGAAAATATATACGATCTACGTACCGCGCTTTTGAAGACAGCGGATACAAACCAACCTCTAAAGTTATGAAAGACGCTGAAGAATATTATGTTGCTAAAATTCAAGCTAAAGCATTAAAAAGAGGGAAGACTGTATCAAACGCAAAAGCTCTTAAACAAGCTAAGATACAAATTGAAAAGAAACTTGGAAACAGTGACGAAGTTGTAGACTATGTAAATCAAATTAATAAAGTAGCTAAATTAAGAAAAAAGAAAGAACTCGATCCTGAAGTAAGGGCGCTATTAGGAGAGATTACCGACCCTAGTGAAAAAATTGTTTTATCTCTTGCAAAGCTTTCGCGTATAGCTGAAATGCAACAATACTATAATGTTGTAGATCAGTTATCAAAAGGAAAAAACGGATACATTCAATCAACAGAAAATGTAAATCGCGGATTAACTGTGCAAATTAAAGGCACTAATTCTATACTGGATAACAAGTGGACTACTCCTGAAATAGAGAAGGCTGTTTTAAATAAACAAAACACATTTGATACCCTGTCAGCAAAAAGTGCAAGCGGGACTGCATGGAGATTTTATGTAGGCGCACAAGGTGTAGCACAATCTATGCAAACAGTATTTAATCATGTTACTCAAGCGCGTAACGCTGTTGGAAGCGCCTCGTTTCTTGTAGCTAACGGACATAACCCTTTGAGCATGGGAGGTTTAAAAGCTCTTGGTACTTTAGAGAATGAAATCTTGGGAGCGAGAGCAGGTCTTGGTCGTGTTACAGGACTATATAAAGTTGACGAGAAAAAAAGTGCTTCGTATCTAGCAGAGATGCAAGGGTACGGAGTAATTGACTCAAGCGTCAAGTTAAATCAATTTCGAGACATGCTTTCTGATGGCTTTCAAGGTTCAGATAGTGTATCTAGAACAATAGGAGCAGGAAAATCTAAGGCTGTTAAATTTGCTACAAAGCTTGCTAAAAAACCTCAAGACGTTTATGGGGCCGTAGATGATTTTTCTAAAATAATTGCTTTTGAGTCAGAGCTTAAAACTTTACGCAAAGCTTTTCCTAATGAAACTGATGAACTGTTAAAACGAAGATCTGCTAATTTAGTGCAAAAGACTATTCCCACCTATCAAAATATTTCTCCGGGATTTCAACAGGCGCGTAACATACCTTTAGGAAACTATATTTCTTTTCCAGTAGAGGTAGTACGTACAAGTCTAAACATTGTACAACAAGTGGCTAAAGAAATTGCTTCTGATAACCGTGTTATAAAAATGCGTGGTCTTCGAAGAGCCGCAGGTTTTGCTACAGCTAATATGGGATATGGGTATCTTGCAAAAAGCTCTTACGATCATTATAATATGGACGATCAAGAAGTAGAAGATCGCAGAGTTTTAAAGTCTAGTAAGTTTAGTTCAGCACACGATTTAATTTATTCTATGGATGATGAAGGTAACTACTTTACTACTAATACAGAATTTTTAAACTCATATTATTATATGAAAGAACCTTTTGTAGCGGCATACGATAGGATTATTAGCGGTCAACTAAAAGGCGAAGAACTAGACGCTTATATGCTAGGGGCGGCAGGGACATACATAAAAACTTTAACAGATCCTTTTACAGCGGAGTCTATGGTCTTATCACCTTGGATTGATATGGCGACTGCCGCACTTTCTAAAGATAATGAAGACAGACAAGGGCGGCAACTGTTTCCAGATAAAGATAGTAATGTTGATCACCTCCGAACTGTACTTACTGAAGGATTTAAACCATTAATTCCGGGATCTGTTACTAATTTAATAAAATTAAAAGATGCTCTTAATGAAAAATCTAATAAGTGGTCTGGTCGTTTTCGTGATCCTGAGTACGCTAAACTAGAACAGTTTGGAATTAAAAAGGAACCCTATCTTGCAGATGAGTATTTAAAGTGGGCGATTGAAGATTACAAGCTTCAGAATAATCAGAACAAAACAGATAGCGTGAATTTAGAAAGCACAGATGAAGAGATGACGCGAGACTTTTATAGAACAAATGCTGTTGAGTTTCAGTATCAACAAGATTTGTGGATTAAGGCTTCAGCATACGCTAGAATAAAAACCCCTGAAGAAGCCTTTGAGCTTTTAATAAAAAATAAAATTTCTCCTGCTAAAGCGGGGAGTATTTTAGAGGGGCGGTTTGTACCCCTAGCTCCGCGTCACGATCCTACTGCCTATAGACTTGAAGCACTTGCTCGACAAACTCCTGAATTTATAGAAGGTTTTAACCAAGGAATAAACAAAGCTGAATTTGAGCAATGGAAAGCTTACGAGGAAATGGATCTTCTTACGTTAGGAAATTTAAAAAATTATAATTTTAGTGCGCCAGAAGGAAGTATAAAAGTTGATACCAACAATTCTTTCTTAGAATCTAACGCGCCTTTAACACCTGAAGAGCGTGAAGAAGCAGGGCTAATGCCTAAAGCTACAGGAGGCGAAGTATCCACACCTGTGCCTAATGCGCCTATAGAACCTGACGAGCGTATAAATAAACTCACAGGCTTACCGTACAACGAAGGCGCAGGGACTGCGTACATGGACGCGGATGATCCTATGCGAGTGTTAAACATGGCCGCAGGTGGTAAAGTACTAAACAAACTAAAAGGAGGCTGTAGCTAATGGCCGAACAATTTAAATACTTTAAACTCTCAGACTTTAACTGCCAAGAAACTGGCGAGAATGAAATGGATGTTGATTTCATACACGCTCTAGATCAACTCAGAGCGGCCTGTGGGTTTCCGTTTATTATTACAAGCGGCTACAGAAGTAAAGACCATAGTATAGAGAAGCGTAAATCAAAAGCAGGAACACATGCACATGGAATTGCCGCAGACATTAAAGTCTCTGGAGGCGCACAGCGTTTAGCAATTGTTAAACATGCGTCAGCTTTGGGCATGAGCGTAGGTGTTGCTAAGTCCTTTGTTCACGTAGATGTTCGCAAAACCGAACCTATGTGTTGGTGCTACTAGGGATGAAACTAGTTGTTGCGCTTATCTTTATATTAGGATCGTCAGTTTTGTATGCACAAGAAGAGCCTATGGGAGATACTGACTCAGACAACAACCAAGACGGATCGCTCAACACCAACACAGTGGGCAGTACTGTTAGTAGTAACAACAACAGTAAAGATGATAGCGTAACTAACACTTACAATGGCGCAGGCAGTTCTGGAGCTATGCCAGTAGGCTCAGCAATAGCCCCTAGCTACATGTCTAATGGCATGGAAACATGTTTGCAGGGATCAGGTGGTTCAATTCAAACAGGAATTATAGGTATAACTAAAGGCAGTTACGAATCAGATGTTGATTGTAATAGGCGTAGAGATGCTAAAGTTCTAAGCGATCTAGGAATGAAGGTAGCCGCTATTGCTAGGATGTGTGAAGACGTAAAGGTTTGGAGGTCTTTATTTATATCTGCAACGCCCTGTCCTGTTCTATCAGGCGGTAGATTAGTAGTAGGTAAAAGAGCTTTTCTTTTAATGAAGATGCAACCAAGCCTGTACATACCAGACTACGGTGAGGTTGGAGTTATTCGCAGAGCAACGTGGTCTAAGCTTGAACCGATAATAAAATATACAAAAACTCAAATATGGTACAACTCAATTTTAGGTATAGGAGCAGGGAATGAAAATGAAGACGAAGATAGTGGCTCTAGTGAGTCTGTTTCTGAGCAGTTCCGCAGTTCAAGCAAGTGAGTTAGATACTTTAATAGCAAGCAGTGCGGCTATTATAGATCAGATAAATACAGGCATCCTAATGACAGGAGCCGCTATGGGCTATGCTAACACTGGCACAGGAATTAGTGACGGACAACTAGCAGGTACAGCGTACATAACAACAGAGCAAGTTAACGCTTATAATCAAGCACTTGCAGGAATGGTAACTTACTTGCCCTATGGTTCTGCCCAAGATTATTTAGAAGAACAAGCCGCGGCAGAGCTTGACTTAATGGAAGCGGCTATAGAAGATTTTACAGCCGTAGTAGTAGACATGCTTGCAGTACAAGAAGTTGCTGAACTATCTGCTGAAGCATCAACTCCAGACGAAGAAGCCGCAGTGCAGGAATATGTTACTACAAATACAGATGCCCTCACGATAGATCAAGCTGATGCTGACATTTATAATTCTAGTTTAGATTCTATAGAAGGCCATGCTAATGCCGCAGGAGCTTTTCTGGGCGTAGCCGCAAACCCAGACGCTGTGGCGTTTATGGATCAAGGAGCAATGGATAATAACACTCGTGTTGAAACAAACACCTTGAGCTATAGCGCGTCTACTCAGTCCGTAAGCCTTGCTTGGACTTCTGGAAACCCTGCTACTAGCATATACGTAAATGGCTCAGATGCGTTTAATATTAACTTGTACGTTTCTCACCAAGACATTTTAACATCAGGAGCTACCAGTGAGCTTTATCTTACTGGCCCAACTTATTTAGGTTATGAGTGCTTTATGACTCAACTAAACTGTGAGGAGACAGGAGGATGAGTTTAGCAGAAACAGAACTAACGATTGGCGGCACAAGCTTTAAAGGCGTTTATATCGCTATACTTCTTAGCCTTGCAACAACTCTAGGTGGTGGTGTATGGACAGCAAGCTCACTATACGGACGTTTAGAGGCTGTTGAGTCTGTGTCTATTCCAAGCATTGCTCCGCTAGAAGAAAGCCTACTGCTTATTAAACAAGAACTAAAAGACAATGATGTCTCACAGCTTCAAGGCAAGTTAGCAACACTAGGCGTTAACCTAATTACAATTATGGAACAACAAGAAAAGCTATTATTGATTGATGAAAATGTAGATAGTTTAGAGAAAGACATTGAGACTATGAAAGCTACTGTAGCTAAAGCAGAGTTAATGACAGCTAACTTAAACAAGCTTGACGGTCAGCTAAAAACAATTAGCCGTGAAATAGAAGACTTGTGGAAAGGTATGGATTACCTGTCAAACCCTTTAAAATAGGATAGAGATATGTTAGATAAACTGATAGGCCCAGTGACCGGACTGCTTGACAAGTTCATTGAAGATAAGGATCAGCGTAACGCCTTAGCTCACGAAATTGCTACGATGTCTGAGCGTCACGCCCAAGAGATTTCTAAAGGACAGTTAGAAGTAAACAAGGTTGAGGCGGCGCACAAGAGCTTGTTTGTTAGCGGATGGCGACCTGCTATTGGTTGGATCTGCGGATTTGCTTTAATGTATTCTACAATCTTAGCACCAATACTAGGCATTTGGTTTACTGTCCCTGCTGTAGATAGTTCACTTCTTACAAGTGTACTGATGGGCATGTTGGGACTAGGTGCAATGAGAACTGTAGAGAAAACAAAATCAGTAGCGAGGGACAAGTAATGGCGGCAAAGAAAAAGTCAACAGTTAATGAGGCAGGTAATTATACCAATCCTACAATGCGTAAGAATTTATTTAATAAAATTAAAAGAGGAACTAAGGGCGGCAAAGCAGGACAGTGGAGCGCACGAAAGGCTCAGATGCTTGCCAAACAATACAAAGAAGCAGGAGGAGGTTACAAATGAAAGGTGTTAAACATTATAAGAAAGACGGCACAGAGCATAAAGGCTCTAGTCACAAGATGGCTGATGGTACTCTACACACTAATAAGTCTCACACCAAAACAAGTGTAAAGTTATTTCATTTAAAGGACTTGTCAGCTAAAGCAAAAGCTAAGGCGAAGAAGTAATGGCACTTGCAAAATCTCAGAAGTCTTTAAAGAAATGGACAGGGCAGAAGTGGACTACAAAGTCTGGAAAGCCTAGTGCTAAAACTGGCGAAAGGTATTTGCCTAAAGCGGCTATAAAGGCTTTGACACCTGCACAGTATGCGGCAACCACCAAGAAGAAGAAAGCTGACACCGCTAAGGGCAAACAACATAGCTCACAGCCTAAAAAGATTGCGGCCAAAACTAAAAAGTATAGGGTCTAGATATGGCAACTCCAAGAAAGGGCAAAGCCAAAGTAAAAATAACCGCTAGTGGAAAGAAGGTTAGCTATGGTCAAGCAGGAAAAGCAAAGGACGGTGGCTCTAGAGTTAGAACAGGTACATCGAAGGGAGATAGTTATTGCGCCAGAAGTTTAGGCATAAAGAAAGGACTATCTAAAAAGAAACAAAATGATCCGAACACCCCCAACAACTTGTCACGCAAGCGTTGGAAATGTTCGGGTGCTAAGTCAAAGAAATAACTTAAAGTGATTAACTATGAAAAAGTTTTGGAAGCTGTGGGCCTTGAGTCTAGGCGAAAGAGTGGGGGACACAGATTCCGAAGCTGATAACGTAGCAATCATAAGAACAACCTTAGTTATAATTAATTTAATATGTTGTTTCTGCATAATGGGCAACATCTTTATGGGTTAACCCGCTCCATGATTCAAGGCATTTAGTTCATCTTCTAAATACTTGTGGAGCGGTTCTAGTTTTTGTTTCGTAAGTTGTACAATGTTTCTTATCATTAACAATTCATCATCCTTGAACGCTAGATGAAGATCCTTTTCGGGGATGCCGCTCATTTCTGTAACGACATGCCCCCGATCATTCACCAGTATTCTAAAGCCTAAGATGTTGGCTTCTCTTTTGTTAGACAATTTCACACGCTCCACCCACACACGCTAACTCTTGAGAACCTGTGGTGTTATCCTCCATTTCAAAGTTTCCAAGGTCTTGCCAATCAACCCCCTTAGGCATGGACGCTAGAAGTTCTTTATATCTAGTAGCATCTATGTCTTCATACGGAGCTTGCTGATAAACATGGTCACTAACTGGCAACAAACTAATACCGCTACAAAGATCAAAGTTGTCCCATATCCACTGAGCTACTTGCAAGAACTCGCTGTCAGTATAGTATACAGTGATGCTTGGTTTATGCTCACACCAGTGATTCTGATAAGCTTTCCAAAGTTCTAGCTGTTGCATAGCGCCTACTTCTTTTACTGTCACGCTACCTTTAGGCGCTTTCACAGGGAAGCTAAAGACAGATGAAGAGGGCGACATAACATCCTGCTCTACTGGGAATCCTTTGTCTTCCATAAAGACTGCAAGTGGATCTTTTTTGTCTGAGCGTACTCTTCTGACATAGTACTTAGAAAAACGAGGGTGAATACCAGAGGCACTATCAACAAGCTGAGATACAGTACCGCTTGGCTTAACAGCAGTAATAGCTGTAGACTGATTAATTCCAAGCTTCTTAGCCCATTCCTCATTAGTTTTAATAGCCACATTTTTTATTTCCTCTAGCCATTCGGCTGTCTTATCTGTAGATTTCCCAATGACGCTATGATCCATAATGCCTGTCATGCTCACACCAAGCAATGCTTCTTCTTCTGTGTTCTTCTTCCACACATTACGCAAGTAACGGAAGTCAGTAAGCGTTGCTTGAAGAGTACCGATGATAGCCGCAATACGACATTTCTTTTTAAGACTTTCAAGGTTATCACTTGACCGGACAACGATCTCGCTAAGGTTGCAAAACTGGTTAGATCGTAAAATTATCTCCGAACAGGGATTTGTCCCGAAGTCCTGCTCTGCATCCCTACGTCCATTACGTGCGGCAATCTTCTGTGCCGCTACACGGCTAAAGATACCACGCTCACCTGCCTTACTCTCATACATAGTCTGCATCTCAGACAAGAAAGCGGAGAAGTCAGGCTTCTCTGTGTACGCTACGCTGTTGTTAGCCAATGCACGTTGACCTTCATGTCTCCACCAATCACCTGACTTAGCTTTAGCCATACGTTGATCTGAAAGATTAGATAGGCTAATGAGTGCTGATCGTCTAACACCACCTACGACTACGATGTCTGCAATCTTACACACAATGTCGTGACACTCAATGGAGGTTAGCTTACGTCCTGATGCTTTCTGGAACACTATAATACAAAAGTTAAACAAGTCTACTAAAGGATCAGGGCCAGATGCTCGACCACCAAAGGTCTTTAGTCTCTCTCCTGCACCGCGCACTCGACTAACATCCCACTTAGGAATCTTACCTGCATAGAGCATAGCAATCAACTCGCGGAAGGCTGATGCCCAACCAATCTTGCTGTCGCTCACCATGATAACGCTGTCAGTATCGTGGAAACTCTCAGCAACTTCTGGAAGCTTGTTGATAAAGTTACGCTCAACACTAAAGCCTACACCTGTACCACACATAAGAACATACATCAACTCGTCAAAGGATCGCGGAGAATCAATGTGTAGGTAACTACAGTTGAATCCTGCTACGTTGTCTTTGTCCAGTGCTACACCTGCTGTCATCATACATCGCATAGAGGGCATGACTTCTAGGTTAAAGATAGCGTCATACAACTCTTGTCCTTCCTTGACTGTAATCTGCTCACGATCTCTCCAGAACTGCACGTAGCGGAAGACTGTTTCTGCCCATGTTTCTCTACGGCTATGCTCTGGCATCCAACGTGCGTAGCGGCTCTTGTGTATAAACTGTTGATACTGATCCATTAATTGTTCTCCTTGGTTACTTTGTCTGTTAATAATGCGAGATACCACATAGCTTTTTGTAAGTCTTCTACCTGCTTGCCTTTGTAATCATAGCGCCAAAGGTATTTCATACAGTTACCCTTGAGGTAGCCCTTGAAAGCTACCGAAGACATAGACTCTTCAATGGCTTCAATGCATTCTATATTACCAGTATTGTAATGCTTTGGCTTGTTGACTACATCTTCAAGCGAAGGCTTCCTAGTTGCAAGATCCTTTAAAGCAGTTCGTATAGCTTCTTCGTGTCCATATTCATGTGCTTCTTTCATAGCCATATCAATGTAAGGCTGATTGTCTATTGTGCTTTTATCAATAGCAGGATGTTCTTTACGTACTCTATCCCAATCTGATGGTGTTGCGTCATTTAATCGTCTGGTCATGTTCTATCTCTGTATAAAGGTTAATGGGGGGTTCTTTGCGCTTAGTATCTTTTAATTTAGAAGCAGAGTTAATCTTCTTAAACTTCTTCTTCCTTAAAAACCTATCGCGCCTTTCGTCTTTACGGCTAATGTCAGTCAAAACTCTCCCTCTTCTTTGGGTTAATCCAACTATCAGGGATGCTCTCTTCGCTGAACCATCTAAAGTTGTTAGCACTTGCCCACTCACCGTGGCTTCTTTTAGTTCCATCCTTTCTACGTTTAGCCTGTGGCATTGGCGCACTTGGATTGGCAAAAAGAAACACTAGTTCAGTGTCTTCCGGCAACGCTTTACTTATCCATATATACTTACTGAACTCAGCATAGTCCCAGAACCTTCCTTTAGCTTCAAGTAAAATCTTCTTACCTTCAATATCTTTGATGAAGTCTGGGTGGTAGTTGTGGTCAATTGTATATGGAACCTTTTCTGTATGGAAGCTCCAGACATCTAGGATTCCTGTATGTAACTGATACTCCCAGTTAGAATCATACCCCTGCACAAGATCCTTTCCCACTGGGCGAACGGCTCTTGGTTTGCGGAAACCTTTCCTAACCTTTTTCAATGGATGATTGCCTCTCTGCGTTCTAGCTCTGCTTCTATTAACATCTGTAGGTCGTAAAGAAAATCTTCTTCTATATCTATAATAGAATTAGAAGACCCACCTGCATTGTATAAGTAACTTCCTGTAGCAATGATCATCTCTTCAATACTCAATTGATCTCTCCAAGAGTAATACTTTCTATTTCACGTTTAGGGTTAGCTTTAAGCACTCGCAGTATCTTGTTGCCTATCCACTTAGGATGATAGGCGTTGCGGTGCATGGTACGGTGAGCCATAAAGTGTGTCTGCTCAGGCATATAGTTTGTATAGTTTTTAGTGTTTATCTTCTGGCCTTCTTCTTCAGTGACTAAAGTCTTAAACCACTCTACAAATATAGTACTTGAGTGCGCTCGTATTCGCTTAGCTTTCCTTCCGTTCATAGTAGTTCCTCTACTTTAGGTTCGACTACAACCTCTGTTAAGTATGTTAGTCCATTGGAGTATCTAAAGGTTCGTAGACCTTTACCATCATTAGAATCTGCATAACATTTGAACTTATACTTACACCAGTTACACCCCTTCGGTAGTTTCATGTTGCCCTTCTTACCGTCAGGAACGGGAGTATAACACAATGCAGGTGGCGTGTCAAGCTCTAGTGCAGGTAAAAGAATACCAATAGATGATCGGATGTTAGGCTTGTCAAGATCATCAGGCACGTACATGCACAACTCGCCGCTCTCTTTGTTCAACACCAAGAAGCCACCGTTCTCTGTACCCTCTGCCGCCTCATACCCTGCAAGCTGACCCAAGTAACCAAACGGATCATCCTGAGCTAAGCGTCCTTCCTTGAACTTGTTGAACGCAAAGCGAGAGGCTGTCTTAACATCGACTACTTCACCGTTGATCTTGCAATCCATGTGGCCTACGATGCCGTCAACTGTAACTTCTTTCTGCTCGTCTGTTACTTCGTGACCTGCCATGCGTACTAGCATCAACACAATCTCTTCAAGCAAGTGGCCGTATAGAAACTTAATCTGTGTTGGCCCATCAATACCGCCACGCCCTTGAGGGTCACGCTTCTCATACCACAACTGGCGTGAGGGCTTGCCTACGTTAGACATGCGTACAGTGAAGTTAGTATCTCGTTTGCGAGGAGTTGCCCAAGAACGTAGAGCCTCTGTCATACCTTGTACGGCTCTGTCTATGTCGGCATCAGTCAGAGGTAAAGGCTCACCCTCTGATAGTTTTTCTAAGTGACTATAGATGTCAGGTACTAAAGTATTAAGCTTCATGCTGAACTTCCTTAATAATAGTTTTTATTTTATTTAAAGGCGTGTTAAACCACTCTCCTTTATTCCCGCAACCAGTTGTTATAAGTTTATCATGTACTATTTTCTCTGTTGTTTTTCTATTATTAAAAAACTCAGCATATTCTAATTTAAAATCACGGAAGGGACTAGAGGTTTGATAAGTCCTGCATCTATCGTCTGCATCTATAGCCATCCCAACTTTGTACCAACCTTTCCATGCAGGATTAGATACCACATAGATATGACCGCGCTTTACCTTATCATATTTACCATAGACTGCTTGACCAATAGTTAAAGCTAGTCTTGCAAGTTTGTTTTTTCTATTTTTAATAGTGTCACAAGGGTTGCAAATATAATTATATTTTTTAACATTAGAGATATACCAGTTGTCTTCTGTTAAAAGTACGTCACAGTGGTTACAATTTTTAATGTGTTTCACTCCAGTTCTCCCCGACTTTATAGTCTCCGTCCAGTGGACAGTTTAGATTAAAGATACATCCCGCTTCTCTTATAGCTTGGACACCTAGCTTACCTACCTCTACTGCATCATCAAGGTGACACTCTATCTGCCATTCGTCATGTACGTTGGCTACAAACTTAGCATCGTATCCATGATTAGTTATCTTCTGGTCTAAGATGATTAGTGCTTTCTTCATCACGATTGCTCCTGCTCCTTGCAACAAGGTATTCAAAGCGGCATGTTCTGAGCGAACAGTCAAGCGTCTACCATCTAGTCCTTTAACGAATCCGCTTGTAGCTTCTCTCTGTACTCTGTCCGTAAGAGTTTTAAATGATGGTAGGTTATCAAAGAACCGTTGTCTAAGTCCTTTACCACTTGCTCTACCTCTGTTAGCCACAGACCCAAGCTTTGCATCTCCGGCTCCGTACAGGAGGGCATAGATGAAAGTTTTTGCCTGATTTCTTGACTCAAGTCCTGCAAGCTTTTGATTAGTGGTGTGTATGTCTCCATTAAGGATTTCATTTGTATAGCCCTCGTCATTTAAATAATGTGCTAACATTCTAAGCTCAAGCCCAGAAGCGTCGATCCCAACCAGACGATAGTTCTCTGGCACTGTCCAACAAGATCGGCAATCTTCGCCATACGGTGACGAACTACTAGGAATTTGAGCCATGTTAGGATGTGAATGAGTCATGCGCGATGTCACTGCACCATTAGGATTGACGTAACCATGTACTCTTCCAGTAGTTTCATCAAGCTCCTTGATCCAACTCTTAGTTTGAGCCAAGCGTTTCTGTACCATCAGGTACTTAGCAATCAACAAAGCCTGTGGAATACCTCTAACTTTATTTAGTGTTGCTTCGTCCACAATGGGCTGACCTGTAGGTGTATGCTTCTGCGGCTTCCAACCAAAACGAATTAGGTACTCACCAATCTGCTTACGCGAACCTAAGTTAAAAGGCGTTTCAGTTTTACGAGCAATGGGCTTACAGTCTATGTCCAACGATAGTCTCTCATGCTCCTCGTCAGAGAGGCGTGTCCCTTTACCATGCTGATCAGTAGCTGTCTTAGCTACGTGACCTAATGCTGTATACTTAGCTGTTAGTATCTGAGTAGTAACTACAGGACGGAACTCTTCCTGTACCTCTGCCTCTAGATCATGTAGCTTAGTTTCAAACATAGCCATCAAGCCCATAACTTTCTTAACATCTAACACAAACCCATTGGTACGTTGCTGATCTACAATCTTAGCTACTGCATGTTCTATCTGCACTGACTCAGGTGTGAAGCCACGGCTCTCAACCTTCAACGCTTCATATACTTTAGTATTAAGCAACACATCGTTCTTGCAGTACTCTAGCATCTCAGGTGTGTACTCGTCCCAAGCATCTTCTTGCTGACCAAAGTCACCCTTGCGAAAGCCTAGACGATAGCCCCACCCTTCAAGTCCGTGGTTGCCTTCGCGTGTTGGCTTGAAGAGGCGTGACAGTACGAGTGTATCAACGATCTTCTTGTCAAACAGATCAACCCCTGCAACCTTTTTAATAGCAGGGATGTCATAGCCTATCAAGTTGTGGCCTATTAGTTTAGTTGCAGAGGACAGCATAGCATAGCCCTCGTCTAGTTGTGTGTTGTCAAACGTGAACACATCTTTTGTGTCTACGTCCTGTGCCACGATACAATGTATCTTCGTGGGGTCTAAGCCGTCTGCTTCTATATCAAATACTAAGTTACTCATTTTCTTTTGCCTTTATGGTTTAAAGTTGTTGGACTTACTAAGATTGTCATGCCACGGAAGTATCTGTAAATTTGTTTCAACATGAAGACCGCTCACCAGTTTACCTCTAAGTGGTATAATATGATCGACATGCATGACTATTCCTGTTTCTTCCTGTAGTCGTTTAGCTTCCACGTAAAACTCAACAATCTTTTCGCGGTTAGCCCAAGCTACGGTACGTTTGATCTTGGCGGCCCTGCGCTCGACAGCGTATTCGTTGACCTTATCAAGGTTTGCCTTCCGCCACGCAAGAGAAGTAGCCCTGTGCCTTTCTTTGTTGGCTTCGTACCAAGCCTTGTTAGTGGCCGCCTTGACTTCTTTGTTGCGTTGCGCCGACTCCCTCTTTCTAAAATTAATACGCTCTCTGTGCGCTTGGCGATATTCGAAACCTTTAAGCGATATACAGGCTCTACACTCAGATCGTAGGCCGCTTGGGGTGGCCCGCTTCTTAGAGAAACACCCAAGCTCCTTAACCTCTCCGCACTTGGTACACTTCTTATTCAAGAGGACTCCGTGAATCTTTCAGCATCTCGTCGTAATACTTTAGCAGAACATCATGTTCAATTGCAACTTTGATACCCTCAAGAGTGTAGTACGCCCATCTTATAACAGTTATAGGGCGAAAGAACTGGTTGTGTTTGTCTATCTCAAAGCCATTAAAGGTAGTAGTCATATTATTTCCTCTGCGAACTGCGATTCATCATAGTCATCAAGCTCTCTGAGCCGTCCTGTACTGTTATCATACAGCAACTGAGAAGCAATGCCAACATCTCCGGTGTACCTAGACTTCAACACCCTGACCTTTGTGGTCGATGCTTCTATCTGATCATCTGATTGTTGGTTACGCTCCAGTGCAATCACACAGTCACTCAACTGAGCAATACTTTGTGACCCTCTGAGATGATTTAGTCCTGTCTCTATTCCGTTCTCATGCCCACGGTTGCCCTCTACTCTGCGGAGGTGTGACACTAGGATCATACCGCACCCTGTCTCCTCTACCATAGTACGCAATCGGTGCATGATCTGGTCAATAGCTTTACGCTCGTCGTTCTCAAGCGTAGACAGAACAAGCATGTGAAGGTGGTCAACTATAACCCACTTACAATCTAAACCAATGATCATGTAGCGTAGCTTACTAAAGATCTCTTCAAGGTTATTGACACCGTGATGGGCGTGTACCCATACCCGACCTTTGTTCTCGCCCATAAAGACTTTGTTGAAGTAGCCATCCAGTTCTTCTTCACTGAACTCAGCCTTAACACTATCAAGATGTAGCTTGGCGTTTGCTTCCACTGCCATGATACCTTCAGCAGTACGTGACCAACTCTCTTCAAGTGCTAACACACCTACGTTATCTTCTGTTTTATTTATCAACCAGTGTTCAATCTCTCTGGTCACAGAAGACTTACCTAGTCCTGTGCCGCCTGTAAGGGTCACAAGCTCACCTGCTCTCATGCCTTCTAGCTTCTTGTTGAGGCCATACCAAGGATAAGGTATAGCTGTTTTCTTTTCTGACCGTAGCTTCTGATATGCTTCAAGCTGTTCGGACATGTTCAGTACACCAGAAGGTGTATAAAGTTTAGCGTCCCAAAAAGAACTGACGTACTCTGCGTGTCTACCCTTGCGTAACATATCGTTAGCATCTTTGTAGTCTACTGGCAGTGTCATTATCTTAGCTTTCTTGGGGGTGAGTAGCTTAGCCACAGCTATCGCGGCTTCCTTGCCCACCTTGTCGTTGTCAAAATTAATACAGATAGTCTCGAATGACTCAAGGTACTCAAGACTATTCTTAACATCACCCACTCCACCTGACGCACCTGATCTAATAGAAACGACAGGCCACTTACTCCCCATAAGTTCATAAGCGGCCATCGCATCACACTCACCTTCTACTAAAGTTATAAACTTACCACCTGCTTTAAACAGGTTCTCGCCAAACAATCCTACGTGCCTTGGGCTTGCTGTCCATTCAAAGTTCTTGTCCTGCTTACGAACTTTTGTTGCCGCGAACTCATGCCCATTGTAATAGGGGTAGTAGTGCTTGTCTATCTTCGTTCCGTTGGTTGTTGATTTAACACCGTACTTCTTCGCTGTTTCTAAACTTATCTTGCGGTCAGTCAATGCATTGTATGTAGCTGTTGAGTTGTGGTTCATTGTACTGTCCTTGGGACACACATCAAATTCCGTTAAGGTGTCGAGTTGTTGCACTTCCGTTGTGCCGTAGTCTGGTAAATATGTACTGCAACTGAAGCACCACCCAGATCCATTAGCGTTAACTGAAACTGGGTCGCTCCCTCCACAAGCAGGACATGGTTGCTTATGTTTAACAAAAGGCAAGAGCCTTACTCCTTAGTTGGTTCTACTTCCTCTGTAGCTAATGCCTCGTCCGTGAGGTGGTTAGTTTTAAGATCGTTGATCAGCGATAAACTAGCTGATTTCATAAGCCCGATCATTATCTGTGCTTCACGCATTCTAGTATCTGCTTCTACTAAGTGTGCTACGATTAAGTTACCCTCATCTGAGAGCAACTCTGTATCATAGTTAACTTCATCTACTGTGACAATTCCCATTACAGTTCGTCCTCCATTGCTGTCTCTACATAAGCGCCATCAAACTCAGCACCGTCTGGTGTCCCTACCTCTACTAAATCAAGAACCTGCATTGCTTGAAAGTCTAAGCCTTTGAACGAGCCATACTTATTAGTAACTTCCCACTCGTTGTATTGCACCTTCACTGCTGAGCCGTTGCCGACCTGTGCAT